ATTCTACTGCAAGAAAAGGAAATTGTGGTTCTTCATTTACAATGTCGAGGTAGCCGCGGTTAACTGCGTCTTTGACGTGAGCCTGTACACCGACAGCATTGTTGAAGTTGGCTGTTGTTAATGATACTTCATTCATTTCACGTAGAAGTTCATTAGTTAGTTGTAAGAATGTTGCCGCCATTAATGACCCCTAGTGTGTGGAAAATAAAGGAGAGCCGAAGCCCTCCTATATGCTTGCAGACTATTATTAGTCGATGGTGTAGAATGCACCTACTAATGCTTCTGGGCGTAATACTTTCGCGCCATAAACATGTAGACCACGAACAATGTCACCAAAGCTGTTAGGGTCACGAACTACTTCAGTAGAAGTAATTGTTTGTGCAGTTGCTACCGCAGACATGTGACCTGCTAACACAAGACCAGTCGCATTAGTTTGCGCAGGCATGTTGTTAGACTTGTACATGCTGAAGCCACGAAGCTTGCCAGAAGATACTAGACCGTTACGGATAGAACCTTGACCTGCATTGTAGTCAACAGACAATAACTTAGAGTTAGACTGAGATAACTGCTCATAGAAGTCTGGACCTGCAACAACCCAACGACCTTCTTCTGGAACATTCTCTTCGTCTAATAAACGAGCCATACGCGCTAATACGTCTAATGGGTCAGTTTCACCAACACCTAAGTCGATAGAACCTGCACCGTCGTATACGCCTGCAGCTAGTTTAGTAGCAGAGTCAGCACCTAAAGTGTGGTCTGGAGAAGCAGTAGATAGACCAGCCGCCATTTTAGTTAATACGCCTGAGTCAAACGCATCACGTAAAGAGTAAGCCGCTGAGCTAGAAGCTACTTCTTTAAAGTTAACGTGAGACATTGAAGTTTCAATATCATCGACGATAAATTTGAAAGCATTCGCAGTATCAACAACAAGAGAAATCTCTTGGTCAGTTAGTTTAGTTTGTGTAACATCTTGACCACGCTCATACTGATAAACAGAGATTGTAGGTTCTTTGATGATACGTACACTGTCACCAAACGCAGAAATGTCACCTGCATAGTCAGTGTTAGTGATTGCTTCGATTACCGACGCTTTACGGAAGAAGTTTAATACCTTCTTGCTGTATACTGCAGGTAAGAAGAAAGAGTTAGTTTGACCTGCGACAGAGTTTGCAAAGTTAGCATCTGTATCCGTTGCCGGTTCGAAATATTGGTCAGCTACGTTATTAGCCATAGTAATTTACCTTTTAATTAAATTTAGACAATTGTTACCGCACACGACCTTCTTGAATTGCTAAGTCAATGTCTGACTCATACTTTTCAAATTCGTCGATTGATAGTGCGGCGATTTCCCTTTGAGTCCAAAACTTAGGTTCTTTTGCATCAACACCTGTTGTTTTAGTTGATACAAAGTCTGCTGCATTTTTAGACGTTGTTTGAGACTTACGCTTCTTAGTTCCACCAATAGCAATGCCTTTTTCCATCTTATAGAAATCAATTGCACGACTAGCTAGGTTTACGTTGTCAGGATTTTTATAAATCCAGTTTTGTATTTCTTCTGGTTGTTCTTTAGCCCACTCATGGAAACCTTCATCGCCGCGAATGTCCTCAAAATCTGGGTGACGTTCACGTAATTTAGTCTCTGCTTCACGTTTAGCAATCATTGCTTCTCGTTCTTCAATCGCTTTAAGCTTTTGTTGAACAGCATTAATTTCTTCTTGTGAACGCATATGAGCTACAGTTTCAACAGTCTCGAACAAATCTGGATATTGCTGTCTAAAGTTTTCCAGTTCTTCTGGAGATTTAGGCGGCATATACTGAGGTTCTGCACTTCGAGCTTTAGCTTGTAGCTCTTGCTCTTTTTGCTTAAACTCAGCAATCTTTTCATCGTAATGTTTCTTCAAGTCGTCGTAACGTTTCTTGTAGTTGGTAGATGCGTCTGCTTCTTTCTTTTCAGGGGTCGCTTTTTTGCGAGTAGCCTTTGGTCGAGAAGGTTGTTCATCAGCATAAAACAGTGTATCTGCACTTGAAACTTCTTGGGGAGCATTTTCTTCCTGCCAAGGTTTACGTTCGTTGTACGGATTAGCTGTTACTTCTTGTTGTTCTAATGTTTCGTTAGTCATTTCTTATTCCTTTGGGGCTTGTCTTTCAAGGTAGCTAACACATTGCGCTTTGTATTAGGGTCTTGAATTGATTCAAGGTAGCCGAAGGTTACAGTTTAATAGAGGGCTGACAAGTCAGGTAGCTCTATCCCTTTTGGACACTAGGCATACGATTAGCAGCAAGCATAGAGGAATAAACCTCATCTTCTTGTGCGTTGCTTAGTTCCGGTTTCATAGGCGGCTTAACTTCTCCGCCCATTGCTTTTGGCATACGTGTATCGTACTCACGCTCTGCTTCGTCCATAATGACTTGCAGGGCATCAGCGCCGATAACGTCTACCGCTTTTTTGGTGAAAACAAATTCACCGTCAGAAAGACGCGCAGGAATCGAATCAGATGTTCCGTCTCCTAGTCCTTCTACTTCACCTGCTCCTGAAAACTCAGAGGCAGCTAAAACTACTCTATCAAAAAGAACACTAAGCTCATCGTCTTGAGCTAGTTTCTCTTCAATCATATCTATTTCTTCTTCAGATAAAATCTCAGACAATACATAATCAACGTGGTCTGCTTCTACTTTCTCATCTGGTTCTTGTGTTTCTAGGACTTCATCTATTTCATCTTCTGGGATATTATCGTACGTATCCTCAGGTACACCTTCTACAGGCATTAATAATGTGTCTTTAAATTCATTCTGCATTGTTTACGTACTCTTTTAATTTAAGAAGATTATCCACTAAACTCACCTTCCCCTGCTTGCGGTACACTTCCAGTTCCGATGTTGCCGTCACCAGTCCCTGTAGCTCCAAGGTTCGGACCTTGTGGAGGTACTCCGTCAGGGCTTCCCATTGGTCCGGATGGTTGACCAGAGGCTTGAGCTTGTCCGCCAGTTTCTTGTCCAACATTGTTTTGCATTCCTATAATTTGAGCAGCCATTGCAGCTTCTTCAGGGTCGTTTAAAATTTCATCAGGGTCTAAGTCTAAGCTATATGCTAGTTCAGAAATCAACTTACTCATCTTAACAAATGGNGCAACCGCAGGATTCTGAGCTGTTTGCATGAACATTGTTAAGCGTTGGCTTCGTACTTCTTTCTGCATTAGAGAGTTAGTACCCATTGCTTTNATTTCTAAATCGCCATTTGTTTCTAGCTTGCCTTCGAAGAATTGCATGTTCCANTGGAAATAAGACTGACCAAGAGGACGTAACAAGAAATCATCTAAATTCTTAACCACAGTCTTAATGTTTAATGAGGCTGCACCTAAAAGCATTGACATACCTGAAGCGGTTCTTGTCATGCTTTGTACGCCTGTCTGACCATGAGAGTAGCTTGGAATACCTGTTTGTTCATCAGCTAACTGTCTGAACTTATCGAACATCATCATGTTTTCTTGTGATGTATTCGGGAATTTTAAGCCATGAATACTTTGTCCGGGCATACCTGCTTGGCGCTTAAAGATTTTACCGGGGTAAATCTCCATGCTTTGACCGCCTGCAAGCATTGTTTCATCCACTTCAAATACAAGTGAACCGCTCATTGCTAGGTTGTCGATTGCCATACGCGCATGACCATTCATGATTTGTTGGCTGTCATTCATGTTCTCTGCAACACCAATACCAAAGAAGCTATAAGGGTTTCTTTCGTAAGGAAATGCTTGATACGGAATGCGAGAGGGGGTGAATGGATTGATTACTGCGCGTAACACAAGTCCATTACAGACCCATGCGTTCACCTGCACTTCATCTAAATCATCAACATTGTCGGGTAAGTCCATACCTATTTCGCGGCAGTACTCAGCGTCCATCACGCCCCANTATTCTAGTACTTCAAACTTGCTTGAACCAAGGTCTGACATGCGTTGGTCATCTTTTAATTCAAACTCATAATCTTTTTCAACATAGTTNGGACCAAGCATTAAACAGTTNCGTATCTCTTCTTTATTGAAGTAAGGCATACGCCCTAATGCTCTTANCTGACTCTTGTTCATCTTGTGGCGGTGAACAATGTATTCGCATTCTTCCATTGTTGTTGCATTCGGGTCAGGAAAGAAATCCCAAATAGAAACAAACTCAATGCGAGGAACACGTATTTGAATTGGGTTATAG